AAAATGTTATAGGACAAACCTCTGGAGCTAAGGCACCAGTTGTTTCGTATAGAGCAAACCCAATTCAAAACATTCAGCAATTGCTTGCATATGCTGACACTGATAATACTGTTTACAGTTTCCTAGACAAGTTCCAACATGCACTTATGGAATCTATTCCAGAGTCGCTTGCAGATGGCATCTCTAAAAGAAATCTTGTCAAGAACATTAGAGACTTGTATGAGACAAAGGGTTCAGAAGAAGGACACAAACTATTCTTCAGAATTCTTTTTGATGAAGAATCCTCTCTTATCTATCCAAGAGAAAATGTTCTAAGAGTTTCTAATGGACAGTGGTCTGATGACTCTCTCATGCGTGTTACAGAGATTGGTACATCAGATTATTCAACAATCGTTGGCCAAGTTGTTACTGGAGAAACCTCTCAAGCTTCTGCTGTTGTCCAAACTGTTATTAAGTATAAGGAAGGCGCCCAGCTTGTTGCAGAACTTAACTTAGACAGAACCACAATCACTGGTGAGTTTACTATTGGCGAAACAGTTAATGCTGTTTCTAATGAACTCGACCAACTTATTCGTGCTCAAGTTTCTGGTATTGTTGACAAAGTAACTATTACTGAATCGGGCGAATACTATAAGGTTGGGGACACAGCTCATTTTGAATTGTTAGGTAGTATTGGTGTTCAGGGTGCTGTCAGTGCAGTTGGTGCTGGTGGTATTAATGAAATTCATATTGAAGATGGTGGCACTGGATACACATACGATGATGTAGTTACCTTTAATAACTCTAACACGAATGGTGGCGCAGCGTCTGCTAGAATTACAATTCTTGGTGGTTCCTTTGATTTAGAAGATGCAACAGAAATTGATAACATTGTTTATGAGGGAGAACCTCATCATAATGATATTATACTTGAGAGTGTAGACCATATTCTTTATGAGGATGGTGAGAACATCGTCACAGAATACTACACGTTGATTATTGATAGTACTGATGGTGCAACTGGTGATGTTGGCGATCAACTATTGTTTGAAGATGGTGGAAGAATATTCCGTGAGGAGTCGCCAGAAGATGAAACTGGACTTCTTATTGATAGTTTCCTTCGTGAAGAATCTGAAGAGTTTTCTCTACAACAAGAACAACAGCTTACTGAAACTGATTCTCTTCTTTTGGAGACAGGTGATTTACTTGTGCTGGAAGAACAAACCTTTACTGATTTGGGTGTTCCGGCTGAGGCAAGTGAGATTACAAAGATTGATATCATCAATACTGGTGATGGATATACCACACTTCCAGTATTGGGTGTAACCTCACTGACTGGCTTTGGTAGTGGTGCGTCCATACTTGCAAAATCAACGAGTGGTGTTGGTAGGGTTCTTTCTGTTAATATAACTAATCTTGGATTAGGTTATACAGCTGTTCCAAAGATTACGATGAACAGAAATATCATTATTGAAAATATTTCTGGCACATTTACAATTGGTGATACATTTACATCCCATACTGCTTCTGTGGTTTCTTATAATCCACTAAACAGATTGTTGGAATTAGAAACTCCAGTTGAACACTTTACAACAGGTGATACAATTACAACATCAACTGGTGCAACTGCTACAGTTGTCCAGTGTGTTCATTCAAAGGCAACAACTGGTATTACTGCTATTGCAAACACTGGTGGTAATTACATAACTGAGCGTGGACATATCAGTGAGAACTCTATGAAGGTTCAAGATAGTTTCTACTATCAAGACTATTCATATGTTGTTCGTATTGGTGAATCGATTAATAGATGGCGTGATTCGATTAGACGTTCAGTCCACCCAGCTGGTTGGAACGTATTTGGTGAGGTTTCATTTGCAACAAGTCTTGCAGATGCACAACTTAATTCTTTGCGTATTCGCAACCCAGCCGCTGGTGATGTTATCGACTTTACAGGTGATACTCAGACCTTCACACCAGAACTTGCATCTACACTTAGAACACTTTTCACAGAAGTGTTCGGTAGACGCTTGGGTACTAAGACAGACGGTACAGACCTACGAGCAGAGGAAGGAGAACTTCTACTTGAAGATGGTAACGCTATCCTTCTTGACGGCACAGATGCTCTTGGAACAGATGAGAATGATAATATCATTTTCCGTAGAGATATTACCAAAGAAGGACAAGAGGATGCACCTCTGTCATCTGGTACACGAGAGGTAACACTTACATCTGCTGTTACTATGTCTGTACAGTTTAGTGGTGCAACTGCTGGGCGTTCACCACAAGCACTTGGCCCAACATTGGATTTGTTGCCTAAGTATGCATTGACACAACCACCAATTGATAGTGTTGCATATGCACAGTTCTATCCTGGCTCTGATGGATTTAGATCAAGAGAAATTAGGTCAGACAATGAGGGTGCATATTACACACTCAATCAGTTTGGACATATTAGAGTTGACCAAGTTTCCATACGTTCTAACATAACTGGACGTAGTGACTTCTCTGATACAAATCTTACATTCGACCAAGAAGATAGATTTGATATCGAAACAAATTCATTTGATGAGACTAATGTAATCATTCCATTGTCTGCATATCAGACTAAGATTAATGTGCCGCCGCCTGGCGAAATCTTTATTTCTAGAGGCTTGCGTATTAACGGATTTGATGATACCTTTAGAACATTTGATTCTAATAGACAAGAGTTTAGTGAAGCAACACCATTCGCTGCGAACAGATTTGACTCAGGTAATCTCACATTTGACCTTAAAGTTCATCAGTTCGATCAGGATGGTACAACATTCGATGCAGACAATATCACATTCGATCCAGTAACTTTCGATGAAAGAATATTTGAACGTGATACCTCTGCAACTACATTTGAATCATTCGACTCAACAACGAGAAGATTTGATACTGGTTCTCTTGCTGGACTGTTCGATTCAGACGCAACAGACATTGAGACACCATATACATTTGATAATGTTCTAGAACAGTTTGATGAGGCACAAGGTGGATTAATCTCATCCTCTGTAACTTATGATGAAGGAACGTGATAATAATTAACTTAATGAAAACCCCCAACACCTTTGACCTAAATGTATAAATAAAGGTGTATTATTACTTTAATAGGAGAAACCAGAAATGGCATATCAAGCAATCGGGCGTGGTACTTCTGCAAATGACGGAACAGGTGATGACCTCCGCACTGGTGCAGGCAAAGTCAACGCCAACTTCGTAGAAATCTATACCAAGTTCGGTGATGGATCTGCTTTAAACTCAGACTCTTTTGTCACTTTTACAGGTACACAGACTTTAACAAATAAAACTCTTACCGATCCAACTATTGATGGTACTACAGGAATTCAGTCAGGATCTTCTGACAATCTTAAAATTTCTGCTGGCAACCAAATCGTTGAGGTTCGTGGTGGTGGTTCAAATCCAGGCTCAGTAACACTGAACTGTGAAGCGAATACACATGGACAAAAGATTATCGCACAGCCTCATTCTGCTGCTGTAACTAACGTCCTTACACTTCCAGCTGGTGCTGATTCAACTCTTGTTTCTGAGGTTGCAACTCAAACACTTACAAACAAGACGATTGATGCTGCATCAAACACTCTGACAAATATTGGTAACGCTGCACTTTCAAATAGTGATGTGACTATTGGTTCAACTTCAATTTCTTTGGGTGCAACACAGACAACAATCACTGGTTTGACTTCTATCACATCTACAACGATTACAGATGGAACTGCAACAATTACTGGTGGTGATATTACTGGTGTTGGTACTCTGACTGCAACAACTGTTACAGGTTACTATAAACTTGCAGATTGGAAAACATTGATTGCTGGTGCAGCAACATATGCTGACTTCCAAGCAGCAGTTGCATTACTTTAATATAAAATAAGGAAAGTATCCAATGGCTATAGATAAACTAAAATCCGGCGCATTAAATTTGCAAGATGATGTTGCTATGGATACTGATACGCTCTACGTTGACAGCACGAACAATCGGGTGGGCGTTGGGACGAGTTCGCCTAAACGGCACTTACACATTAACGATCCATCTGCTGTTTCAACTAAAATACAAATTACAAATAGTGCAACTGGCTCTGGATCTGATGGCGAAGGCTTCCAACTTGGTATTGGTTCAAGTGGCCAAGCTTCTATTGAGCAACGTGAAAACCAGCCTTTAACATTTAGCACTAACAACACAGAACGCCTCCGTATTCTTTCCAGTGGCGGCATTACCTTCAACGGTGACACTGCTGCGGCTAACGCCCTTGATGATTATGAAGAGGGCGATTTTGCATATACCCTGCCATTCTCTACAAGTGGTTCAATGACAGTAAGAGCAGGTTATGAACGAGGGTATTATACAAAAGTTGGTAGGATGGTAACAATTCATTTAAGATTTGAATCAAATGGTAATAGTGGAAGTCTGAGTGGGGATTTGCGAATTGCTGGATTTCCATTTACTTTTACTAATGTTACTCCTAATGCAAACTCAAATGTTAGTTATGTATATCCACTCCATTTGAGAGGGGTTTCTAGTACTTCTTTTGATTATGATTTATCATTTTACTTCCTTGCTGATCCTGGCACAAATTATGGAAGATTAATTGGACAAGGTGAAGGAAATACTCATGCACAAACAGTAATTACCAGTGGAGACATTCCAACAAATATTGAAGGAACACTTGCTTTCACATATCTAGTAAACGCATAACTTTATACTTCTAGTGGATTCTAGAGGCGGATAAAAGGAAATAAAAATGGCAATCACAAAAAGAACAGAAGAAGATAAAATAGAAATCGTAGGCCAGTTCAAACATATTCAAGTGAGAACTGCTACGATTATTGAAGAAGATGGTGTAGAACTATCTCGTTCATTCCACAGACACGTTGTATCACCAGATGCATCTGCTGACACAGTTGCCGCTGAAAGTGCAGACGTTCAGGCAATGGTTGCACAGTTTCATACTGACGCAGTGAAAACTGCATATGCAGCACACCTAGCAGCACAGGCAGTAGAAGCAGAATAAATAAGATTATAGGAAAAAACAATGGCAGCAATTATTACTGAAAAATTCAGACAACATAATGCAGAACAGTTTTTGGAATCTTTTTCAGAAGCGGCTGCATCTAACTATTATCTATTCATTGGTAAGGCATCACCTTTCACTACTACTACAAGTGGTGGGACGGATACGACCCCCCCAGCGCCACAAGACACTGTTACTGTAGAAAACTACAAGTGGGACTCCATGCTTGCTGCCAAAAGAATTGGATCTACTGATGTTTCTTATGTAGTCCCTCGTAGGAATTATGTAAATGGAACAGTGTATGACATGTACGAACATGATATCACAACAACTAACACTGCATCTTCTGGTGCAATTAACCTTTATGACTCCAAGTTCTACTTTATGACAGCAGAGTATAAGGTATACAAAGTGTTGGACAACAATAATGGTGCGGCGATTGCTGCTGGTGCTTCAGGCCCAACATCAACATCTTCGACACCATTCTTTGAAGGTGGTTACTATCTTCAGTATATGTTCACACTTACAACTTCAGAAGTTCAGAAGTTCGTGACAACAGATTTTATGCCAGTGAAAACAGATTCAACCGTTTCTGCTGATACGGTTACTGCATCTGGTGATACTGCACCTTACCATGGCGCTCCTATTAAAGTAGTGAGAATTACATCTGGTACAGGTTATTCAGATACAAATGGTACTGATGGTGCTGGTGGCCCAGGCGGCATTTACTACTCACCAATTCGTGGAGATGGTACTGGTGGTAAAGTTAAGATTGTTGTGTCTGGTGGAGAAATTCAACCATTCGGTTCAAATGCTGTTACATCAACTCAAATCGAAGCTGCTGGTGAAGGTTACACATACGGTATTGTAGACCTTACAGATGTTTATTCTGATGCTGCACTATCTTCTTCGGTTTCAATCGGTGCTGGTACAAGTGGTGCAGTTGTTCCAATTATTTCGCCAAAGGTTGGACATGGGTTCAATGCTGTGGAAGAACTTGGTGGACATTTCGTAATGATGAATACCAAACTAGAACAGACTGAGACTGATGACTTTGCAATTGGTAACGACTTCAGAGAAGTTGGTATCATTGTAGATCCGACAGATGCTGGTACAACAACAGTTGCAACTGCAACTCAGGCAAGAATGACCTATGCAGTTAAGTTTGCATCTTCTACTGGTACATTTGAACCAGATGAAAAGATTACACAAGCTGGTACTAATGCAACTGGTAGGGTTGTAGAGTTTGATGCTTCAAATAATATTCTTTATTATCAACAGGAACAGTGGTTGAACTATGGTATCGATTCAAACAGTGCATCTTCAACGTATCAACAGTATGTTGCATTCACTGGAACAAATACAATTACAGGTGGCACATCTGGTGCAACAGGCACACCAACAACTACCGCTCCAACAGAAACACTAAGTAATGGTGGATCTATTACCTTTAGTGCTGGGGGTGGCGGTTTTGCCCTTCCAGAACTAGAACCAGATAGTGGTAAACTAATTTATGTAGAAAATCGCCGACCAATTTCTCGTGCTTCTGACCAAACAGAAGATATTAAAATTGTCGTAGAATTCTAATCATAGCAGGAATGTGAAATAAATGGCTACTAACTTTAATGTAAACCCATACTTTGATGACTTTGACGCAAACAAGAATTTTCATCGTGTCATGTTTCGTCCTGGCTATTCTGTTCAGGCTCGTGAACTTACACAACTCCAATCTATCATTCAAAGACAGATTAATAGTTTCGGTGAACATATTTTTGAACAGGGTTCGATGGTTATTCCAGGCGATATCAACTTTGATATGGAATACCATTATATTAAAGTTGATTCAATCTACAATGCACAAGACGTTGAAGATTATAGAACAGATTTTCAAAATAAAATTATCACTGGACAAACAACTGGTGTTAAAGCAAAAGTAATTCATACAACAGCCGCAGAGGGCGACTACTCTCTTACTATCTATTTTAAATATGAGGATAGTGGTACAGATGGTGAAACTAAAACATTTGCTGCAGGCGAAACTATTCTTGCAACAAATGCTGATAACACAGTTGCAAACAATCCATCACTTACTACAAACCAAGTAACAGAACTTGGTGCAAACATACAAGATACTAACTTCCCTGTTGGTACTGGTTCTGCTGTACTTGTACACAAAGGTGTGTACTTTATTAATGGATACTTTGTTGAAAACTCAGAACAAATTATTCTTCTTGAAAGATATAGAACTAATCCTTCTTATAGAATTGGTTGGACAATTACTGAAAGTTTTGTCACACCAGAAGAAGATAGTTCTCTTTTAGATAACGCTGCTGGAACATCAAACGTAAATGCTCCTGGCGCACATAGATTTAAAATTAGTCTCACTCTTTCAAAGAAAACTCTTAATGCAACAGATGATACAGACTTCCTTGAATTGGGCCGTGTCAATGATGGTGTTATTGAGAAATTTAAAAAGTATGCAGACTATAACGAACTAGAACACACACTTGCTCGTAGAACATTTGATGAAAGTGGTAGTTATGAGGTTCGTCCATTTATGGTTGAAACTCGTGAACACTTGAACGATGGAACAAACCGTGGTGTTTATGATTCTGCTTCTGGCGGTGATGAGGCCCAAGTTGTTTTTGCAATCGAGCCTGGCAAAGCATATGTTGAAGGTTATGAACTTGAAACAATGACTACACAGTTTGTTCGTTCTTCTAAACCAAGAACCTTCGGCCGTGTTAGCGATAAACCAATTCAAACTCCAGTTGGAAACTATGTTCTTGTTGAGAATGTAACTGGTGTTCCACAGATTGATGAATTTGAATCTCTTACATTGTATGAGGATTTAAATCAGTCTGGTGTCATTGGTTCTGCTAGAGTTCGTTCTTTCATTCTACATGATGGTGACTATACAGGTACACTATCTGAGACAAAGTTTAAGTTGGGCATGTTTGATATTAACATGAACGATGGATATGACTTTGAAAGAGATGTAAAGTCAGTTCAAAACACAGGTGCTACATTTACTGCGAATATAAGTCCAACTCTTGTATCACTCACTGGTACAGCTTCCTCAAGTACTGGTAGTACTACTATTACAGGTGTTGGTACAGTATTTCTGCAAGAAGTTGACGCTGGTGATGTTATCTATCTGAATGATACATTCATTGGTTCTGTTCAAATGTTGTTAACCAACAATCTATTACACTAGATGTAAATGGTGCTGCCGCAGTTACAGGTGGTACTATCAAAAGATTTAAAGCAGAACTTGTTCGCCCAGACCAAAAACTTCTAGTTTTCCCAACAAACTTTTTCAGAGTTAGAAAAATTCGTGGGGACTCGACTGCAAACCCAGATAACGAAAAGTCAACTGCATATACAGTAAGAAGAAAGTTTGCTGCGAAAGCAATTGCTTCTGGTTCTGTTCAGTTTACGGTTGCCGGTGCAGAAGAGACATTCCAACCAACTGCAAACCTTCAAAACTATACTCTAGTTATTGATACTCCAGCTGGTGGCTCTGGACGTACTGCTGGGGATATCCTAGATATCTCTGGTTCTAATATGTCACTTAGTGGTTCAGACAGAACAATTACATTTTCTGGTTTAGGAACTCTTTCTACCAACCCAACAACAGATGGTGACACAGTTACATTGGTTGCATCAATTCGTGTATCTGCAAATGATGCTACAGAAAAAACTAAAACACTTCAGACAGCTGCAACGACAGATATTACTGGACAGACTGCTGTTCAAGCAACGTCTATTTCTTTAGGTAAGGCAGATGGTTACAGACTTACATCTGTATCTATGGCAACTAGTGGATATGGTGCATATTCTTCTACAGGTGCTATTGATATCACTAATAGATATGATTTTGATAATGGACAAAAAGATGCATTCTATGATGTTGCAAGAATTAAACTAAAGCCAGGACAACCAGCTCCTACTGGTGCATTGCGTATTACCTTTGATTACTTTACACATAGTGCTGGTGATTATTTCTCAGTTGACTCCTATGACGGCGTTGTTGATTATGTTGATATTCCAACTTACACTTCATCACAAGGTGATGGTAGTTTCTTTGAACTAAGAGACTGTATTGATTTCCGTCCTCGTATTGATGACAGTGGAACAAACTTTACAAATGCTACTGCATCTATTTCAGAACTTCCAGCAATTGGTACAAACATGGAAGCCGACTTCTCCTACTATCTTGCGAGAATGGATATTCTCTTTATGGATAGACTTGGAGAGTTTGATGTTATTCAAGGTGTTCCAGCATTAGACCCACAGAAACCACAACAACCAGACAGTGGTATGACACTGTTTGAGATTGTATATGAACCATATGTCGTATCTCTAAATGAAATTCAAGTTACAAAACTTGACAATCGCAGATACACAATGCGTGACATTGGTAAACTGGATAGAAGAATTTCAAATCTAGAATACTATACATCTCTTAACCTTTTGGAAAAAGAGACTGCTGCATTGGTGGTAAAAGATTCTGCTGGATTTGACAGACTTAAAAACGGATTTATTGTAGACAACTTTACTGGACACATTATTGGTGATATTAAAAATCCAGATTATAATGTTGCTATTGATATGCAAGAGCGTGAGGCTCGTCCAAAATCATTCACAGATAACGTGGGAATGATTGAGGCGGTTGATAACGATTCAAGTAGAGATGCTGCAAATTATGTAATGCATGTGGATGGTATTATTACTATGCCATACACTGAAGTGGAACATATTAAAAATCCATATGCATCAGACAGTTTCGATACTAACCCATATAAGGTTGCACCATTTAGTGGTGAGATTATTCTTACACCATACTCTGATGATTGGAACGATGTTACTCGCCGCCCAGATGTTGTGGTGAATGATGACAATAACTTTGATGTTATTCGTGAACTAGCACAAGAAGCTGGTGTTACTGGTACAGTTTGGAACAACTGGCAAGACAACTGGTATGGCCGTAGAGTTCCTACAAGAACAGAAGTTCTGTCTCGTAGAAACAACACAACATCATCAAGAGTTAGTGGTGGTACACAGTTTACAACAACACAGACAACTCAAAGTAGACAGGTGTTCTCACAACAGGTAGGACAGGTTCGTTCTGGAATTAGAACAACACTTCAGTCTACAGTGGAATCAAATAATCTTGGAGATAGAATTACAAACATCTCTATGATTCCTTTCATGCGTTCTCGCCCCATTTCTGTTACTGTAGGAAACTTGAAACCAAATACAAAGTTACATGCTTTCTTTGACAATGAGAAAGTAAACGACTATGTTCGCCCTGCTGATGTTTTCAATGTCTCTGGTACAAACATTAGATTAAACCCAAGACAATTGCAAGCGCCAGGCTCTAGAGGTGCAGACGATAATGCTCGTGCATGGGATGGTGAAGATGATGCCGCACAAGCATTTAACTTCGGTGACATTATTCGTAACCAAACACATACTGCAACAAACGTAACTGGTGTTGTTAAGAATAGTAATACGGTAGCGACAATCACAGTTGCTTCAACAGCAGGTATTTCTCCTGGCCACCATGTTCAGTTTAGTAGTATTGGTGGTTCAACAAGACTTAACTATAGAGTTTCCAGAAAGAATAACTATCTTGTCACTGCTGTTAATAGTTCAACTAACACTATCACAATTGAAGAGTTGGATGGTGGAAACTTAGGAACTATTTCGACATATACATCTGGTGGTTCTTGTCAGAGATTGCAGGCAACTGCCCATATTAATATGGAAGGCCCAGGCACAACTTCTAGAAGAGATATCTTTGCAACAAACGTCTTGAATGGTTTTGCTGTAGGTGATATTTGTACTGGTACAATTAGTCGTAGATCAACCTTTGGTGGTGGTGTAAACCAAGTTACCATTAATTCTATTAACGATAGTTCTTCAACTACAACCAACCCACCAATGAAAACAAATGCCTCTGATTTGGTAACAAACTCTAATGGACAGTTCATTGGTGTCTACTATATTCCAAACACAGATTCGCTTCGTTTCAGAACTGGTGAACGTGTATTCAGACTTATTGATAACGTAAACAATAGTCAGGAAAGAGGTGCCTTTACATCTAAGGCAGAAAGAATTTATCGTGCAACTGGTATTGCAGAGGAAAGAGAACAGACAATCCTTAATGTTAGAAAGGCAGAGTTTGTTCGTGACCGTAGACAACAATCAAGAGAAGTTACAAGAACAGTTCGTGGTGGTGTAAACACATCTACAAGGGTTGTGGGAAGCAGATTTGTTGCTGATCCTCCACCACCTCCACCTCCGCCTCCGCCACCCCCTAGAGGTGATGGCGGTGACGGTGGCGGCAGCCCCGGCCACGATCCATTGGGACAAACATTTATCAACCAAGGTCAAGAAGGTGCCTTTGTTACTAAGATTGATTTGTTCTTCCAAACTGCTGGTACACGACCTGTTTATGTTCAGTTGACAGATGCGATTGATGGACACCCATCAAATAAAGTTCTTGCACAGAAAATTCTTCAACCAGAAGAAATCAATGTGTCTGAGGATGCAACTGCTGCAACAACATTTGAATTTGACTCTCCAATTTATCTAAAAGATGATGCTGAATATGCCTTCGTTGTTAAGGTTGACGAACCTGGCTGTAGAGTATTCTTCTCAGAAGTTGGAGCAACAAACCTTGCTGATGGAAGAACCATTTCTTCTAACCCATTGACAGGTACATTGTTCCTATCACAAAACGGTTCGGTTTGGACACCACACCAATATCGTGATGTGAAGTTTACTTTGTATCGTGCTCAGTTTAATACTGGAGTAATTGGTACACCAACATTTATCAACTCTCGTGTCCCTCGTCAGGCACTTAAAACAGATCCATTTGAGGTAAACACAAACTCAGGATTGATTCGTGTATTACATGAAAATCATGGATTGCAAAATGGTGATGAAGTAAATATCAGAGGTGTAGTTGATGGATACTATGGTGCGAACAGTGCTACAATTGGTATCGACTCAGACTTCTTTAATGCAACACACACCGTGAGTAATGTTGACTTCGACAGCTATACAATTCCTGTAACTGCTGGTGATGTTGTTGGTGGTACACTTGCAAGTCTTACACACGACTTTGTTGGTGGTGCTGGTATTACTGCAACCAGAAACATTGCTGGTGATGTAATTCAACTTGCAGTCTCACAAGTCAAACTGCCTGGCACAGATATTACATATCGTTGGACAGGTATGGATACTGGTTATTCTAAGAATGCAACAACAAACATTTCAGAGAATTCAAACTACTATCCAGACGAAAGAGAAATTGTTGCAAGTGAACAAAACCAAAATACAAATTTGAATGGTGGTAGAAACAACAATGCGATTTCTGGTACATCTGCAAATGTTGTATGTAATATGACCACCACCAGTGAATGGCTCACGCCAGTACTTGACTCAGAACGAGTATCTTTGTGTTTGACTTCTAACAAGATTTCAAACTACACAAGATCAACTTACAATGTTGCATCTATTGATGATAGAGAAGTTTCAAATGCTGCTGGTTCAATTGTATTCAGTGCAACAAACTCAAATATGACAACTGCTGTTTCTGGTATACAAGATGAATTCTTGACACTTGATATTGGTAAAGAAATTACAATCTCTGGCACATCAAGCAATAACAGTACGTTTACAATTACGTCTGTTGCATCTGATGGTTCGTCTGTTGGATTGACACCAGTTCCATCAAATGAAACTACAAGTACTGCTGTGATTACACAACACGAAAGATATTTGGGTGGTATTGCACCAACTGGATCATCGAATGCATCAAACTATGTAACAAGAAGATTTACAGTTGACAACCCAGCAACTGCATTGAAGATATTGTTTGAAGCAAACCGTCCAGATCCAGCTTCGATTGAGGTTTATTATAAGATTGTTGAAGAAGGGGATACAAGAGAATTTGATAATATCCCATATGTTCTTGCAACATCTGATAGAGTTGATAATCCAGACGAAAACCCAACAAGCTTTGCAGAAAGAGAATATACAATCAGTGGATTGAATAGTTTCTCGACTGCTGCTATTAAACTAGAATTTAAATCAACATCAACTGTTGAAGTTCCAAGGGTTAAAAACCTCAGAATTATTGCATTGGCGTTATAAGATGGATAGACTTAAAGTAGAAGGATACACTGGACTAGCAAGAGATGTGAGTAGTAAAGCTATTATTAACACATCTCGTTCTGAGTATGATACTTATATGGATTCAATGAAACAAAGAAAGAAAGAACGAGATCAACTAAGAGATACGGTAAGAGAGATAAATAGTCTAAAGTGCGAAATGCACGAAATCAAATCTCTATTGATGCAGTTAATGGATAAGAAATAATGGCAGATCGTAACGTACCAGCTAGTACTACCTTTGAGGAGTGGAGGATAGAGTTTAACAACCTCGGCGCAGATGTCGGTGATGTTGC